CTTGCTGGTCAGCGAGTATGAGGCGACCTTCGACCTGACCGACGCCGAGATCACGACGCGCATCGCCAGCCGGGTGACGGCGCGCAACGCTCTCGGCGCGGCGTCGTTCTCGAGCGCGCCGGTCGGCCCGGTCATGCCGGCCGGCCTCCCCAGATAGGAGCAATCGCAGATGGGCCAAGACCAAGTCGTCTCTAAGCTCGCGCCAGGCGAATGGGAGATCCCGGCGCCGCAGATCGGCGAATTCCCGATCACTCGGCCGACCCCAACCAACGCCGAAAGCGACAGCCTGGCCGGCGGCACGATCGTCATGTCCAAGCGCTGGGACCTGTCGCCGGTTGATCCGTCATCGTTCGATCCGACCGAGCCGCCCGGCCGGCCGCCGCCGGGGCCATCGCCGCCAGCGCCAACGGTGGCGCCGTTGCTCACAGGCGTACCCATGGTGGGCGAAGTCCTCACCACCACCAACGGCACATGGACGGGCAACCCGGCGCCGACGTTCACTCGCCAATGGCGCCGCGGCGCGACCAACATCGGCGGCGGCGGCCTGACCCACACCTGCGCCGCCGCCGATATCGGCGCGATGATGAGTTGCAACGTCACCGCGACCAACAGCGAAGGAAGCGTCACCGCGTCGAGCAACGACCTTGGCCCGGTCGTGGACATCCCGCCGCTCGATGAAGGCGGCGAGGCCGTCCAGCCGCTCCGCCGTAGGCGATAGGAGAACCGTCAATGATTGACGACGAGAAGCGCGCCAAGCGCGACGAGGCTATCGCCAAGCGGCGCAACTGGAAGCCAACGCCGTCTCAGGAGGAAAGCGACCTCCTGGCGATGGGCGTGCCGGCCGACGAAATCCCCAAGCGAGGCGACGGGAGCGGGCCGGATCCGCATGTCGACCGTGCGCGGGCCATGTGGCCGAAGCGCAACCCGGCCGGCGGTTACGAAACTCGGTAAATGATCGGTGATCGGCAGCGGGCTTATCGCCAAGGCGCGATCGTGGGTCGCGCGGGCGACCGAAGGCGCGTCGCGGCCTGGGCCCTGGAATCTGCCGCTCAGCGGCGGATGGCTCAGCGCCGAGGATGGCCAGTATTGGAACTTCTGGCAGATGGGCCGCGATGTGCAGTCCATCGGCCGGTCGGCGATCGTCGAGGCCTGCATCTCGGCCTATGCTCAGACCGCGGCGATGTGCCCAGGCGATCATTGGCGCGCCACGACGAAGGGCGGGCGTGAACGGGTCGATAATTCAGCCGCCTCGCGGCTGCTCAGGAAGCCGAACGCCTATCAGAGTATCTCCGACTTCCAGCTTAACCTGACGCGCGACCTCTACTCGGACGGCAACGCCTACGCGCTGGCGCTACGCAACGACCGGTTCGAAGCCGAGGAATTCCACTTGATGCACGCCGGGCTGAGCCGTCCGGTGATCTCAGTCGATGGCGAGATCTTCTACAGCCTCGCCGGCAATGACGTCATCGGCCGCCAGCTGGGCGGAACCGGCAAGCAGACAATCATGGTTCCGGCCCGCGACGTTCTGCACGTCAGGCTGAACGCCCGCCGGGGCAACGAGCCGTGGCCCCTGATTGGCGAATCGCCGCTCGCCGCTACTTACGGCGACCTGATCACGCAAGGGGCGATCCTCGCCTCACAGTCGGCATTCTACCTCAACCAGGGCCGCCCGTCGGCGGTGCTGTCGACCGACCTGCAGCTGTCTCGGGAGCAGGTCGAGGATCTCAGGCAACGATGGAACGATCAGTCGCAACTGTTGAAATCGGGCGGCACCCCGATCCTCACTGCGGGGCTCAAGGTCGCGCCGTGGAACGTGTCGTCGCGCGATGCGCAGATGGCCGAGTTTTTGAAAATCTCCGAGGAGCACATCGCCCTCGCGTACCGCATCCCGTTGCAGGTGCTGGGCCTCGGCGGCTCGAGCCCCGGCAGCTCGACCGAAGTCTTGATGCGGATGTGGATCGCGACCGGGCTCGGCTTCGCCCTCAACCACATCGAAGAAGCCTACGGCCAGTTCTTCCGGATGCGCGGCCAGCCGCACGAATACATCGAGCTGTCGACCGACTCCTTGCTGCGTTCGAACTACAAGGATCGCATCGACTCGCTAGCCCGAGCGGTCCAGGGCGGCATCATGTCGCCGAACGAGGCGCGCGAGGCCGAGAGCCTGGACGCCGTGCCGTTTGGCGACGAGCCTCGGGTGCAACAGCAAGTCGTCCCGCTGTCCGCGGCGGGCAAAATTCCATCAGCGCCGGGCGCGCCAGGTTCGCCAGGATCGCCCGGACCGCCAAGCCCGCCTGGCGGCGGATTACCGCCATTGAAAGCCGCAGAGCCTGACCCCCATGAAGCGAAACGAGCCTACGACCAACTCCGCGCCGCCGTCAGCAACGCACGGCGAAACCTCCACTGACGCGATCACCGAGGCAGTCGGCCGACTGTTCGCCGAGCTTGCGCACGACCTTCAGCAGAAGGTCGAGCTGCGCATGGCCGAGGCGCTGCACGAGATCAAGGGCGTCGCGGGCGGCGTCCAAACCCAGGCGGTCGAGTTTTTCCTCGCGTGGAAGCGCGACGCCGACCGGGAGGTTGAGCGCCATACGCGCATGATCAACCGCGTCGAGGGCTTCACTCAGCCGCCGCCGGGCGACAAGGGCGAGCCAGGCCCGATCGGCATGCAAGGCCTGCAAGGTCTGCCGGGGATGACGGGCCTGCCGGGCGTGACCGGGGCCGAAGGGCCTCAGGGGCCGCAAGGGGTTCAAGGCGAGCGCGGGCCGCAGGGCGCTCGAGGAGAGCCGGGCCAGAACGGCGAGCCGGGCGAGATCGGTCCGCAAGGGCCGCAGGGCATCCAAGGCGAGCGCGGCCCGCAAGGCCTGCGCGGCGAGCCTGGCTTGGCCGGCGAAACCGGCGAGATCGGGCCAATGGGCCCGCAAGGCATCCCTGGCGAGCGCGGCCCGCAGGGCGAACGCGGCTTGGCCGGCCAGAACGGCGCGCCAGGCGAAACCGGCGAGATCGGGCCAATGGGCCCGCAAGGCATCCCTGGCGAGCGTGGGCCGCAGGGCGAGCGCGGGTTGGCCGGCCTCAACGGCCAGCCAGGGGAGATCGGACCGATCGGCCCGCAGGGGCCGCAGGGCGACCGTGGAGTGCAGGGCGCGCGCGGCGAGGCGGGCCAGGCCGGTCTGCCAGGCGAGGTCGGCCCGGTGGGCCCTCAGGGCGCGCAGGGCGAACGCGGTTCGCAGGGCGCCCGCGGCGAGCCGGGCGAGCGCGGCTTCAAAGGCGATCAAGGCGAGAAGGGCGAGAAGGGCGAGCGCGGCGAGCCAGGCGCGGAAGGGCCGATGGGCCGATTGCCGGCGATCACCGAATACGTGCCCAAGCAGGTCTATTACCGCAACGACTGCGTGACGTTCATGGGCGGCTGCTACCAGGCGATCAAGGACACCGGCGAGCCGCCGCCGGATCGCGAGGCCTGGCGGTTGCTGGCCCAGAGCGGGCGCGACGGCGCGAGCATGACCGTCCGCGGTACTTATGACCGCACGGCCGACTATCACGTCCTCGACACCGTCATGCTGAACGGGTCGAGCTTCATCGCCAAGCGCGACGCGCCCGGCGACTGCCCCGGCGACGGCTGGCAAATCCAGGCCATGGTCGGCAAGCGCGGCGACAAGGGCGAGACCGGCGCCAAGGGGCCGCGCGGCGAGGCGGGCGAGAAGGGCGAGCGCGGCGCGCCAGGGATCGATGGCCAGGCCGCTCCGGTCCTCGTCGCTTGGCGAATAGACCGCGACGCTTACTGCGCTTACGGCGTGTTGAGCGACCGCAGCGAGACGCCGCCGCTTGAACTGCGACCGCTGTTTGAGCAATTCGAGAGCGAGACAGGCTGATGGGCGTTCAGGAACGACAATTCGCCAAGTCGGGCGGCTTGCGCTCGCTCTGGCGCGCGTGCGCGGTCAAGACGTTGCGCGGTCGCGGCGAGCCGAACCCGTGGCCGGAAGACCATGTCATCGACCTGGTGCTACGCGCCGCGCAAGACCCAACCAGCCTGGCGAACACGCCAGAACTGGCGGCGGTGCTGTCCGAGTTCGTCACCGCGCTCGTTCCCTACAGCGCCGCGGCCGGCCTGTTCGGCATGAGTACGAGCCTGAATTTCGGCGGCGCCGCCAGCATCGCGCTGACGAGCATCAGCGATCTGCCGCAAGCCGATTGGGTCCGCGAGGGCGCGCCGATTCCGGTCGTGCAAGGCGTCTCGGCGGCGGTCAGCCTAACGCCGTTCAAGCTCGCCACCATCGTCGCGTTGACCAACGAGATGCTGCGCTCAGGCAACGCCGAGGCGATGATCCGCGAGGCGCTGCTGAACAACATGGGGCCGTCGCTCGACCGCAACCTGTTCTCAGCCGCGGCCGGCGTGCCAGGCCTGAGGCCGCCCGGCCTTCTCTTTGGCGTGGCTACGTCACCCGCTGACGCCGGCAACAACTCGGAAGCGATGATCAAGGACTTGGAAACCCTGGTCGACGCGATTGCCGCCTATGGCGGCAACGGGCGGATCGCCTTCATCTGTTCGGCCAAGCACTCGGTGCGCCTGGTAAAGTCCGCGGTTGCCGAAAAGGGCTTTCCGACGTTCATCTCGTCCGCCCTGACCGGCGCGACTCCGCCGCTGATCGCCGTCGCGAGCGCAGCAGTCGCGGTGACGATTGACCCGCCTAGCATCGACTCTAGCGGCGAGACGGTGCTGCACATGGACGACGCGCCGTTGCCGATCAATGAGGGCGGCACGGCGGCGACGCCGGTCAGATCAACGTGGCAGACGGATAGCACCGGGTTGCGGTTCGTGCTGCCAGTTTCGTGGGTTTTGCGCGCGCCCGCGGTCAGTTGGCTAACCCCGAACTGGTAGGCGCCATGGCCGACGTGATCGTCAAGGTGCTCGAGCCGCCGGACGAGATCGGCTTCCTCTCGCTGCGCGAGGCGAAGCTCTTGCTCGGCTTGCCGCTGACCGGCGGCGACCCGATCGAGGACGAGCGGCTAGAGCTGCAGATCGCGATCGCTTCAGCGCAGATCATGCGGTTGTGCAATCGGGTAATGGCTCGCCAGCGCGTCATCGAAACCTGGCGCGACTTCGCCGCGACCAAGCTGTTCCTGCGCACCTTCCCGGTCGCTGAGGATGACATCGAGGAGGTTACGGCCGGCGGCGGGACGCTCACGCCTGACGGCTATGAGCTCGAGGAGCACAGCGGCACGCTACAGAGGGTAGGCGGCTTCAGCGATCCGGTGCGCATTACCTATTCGGGCGGCTACGAACTGCCAGACGACGCGCCGCTCGACCTCAAACAGGCGACACTGTTGATGTTGAGCCAGCAGCGCAGCCAGGCGACGCGGGAGTCGATCGAGGGGATCCGCATGATCGCGCACAAGGACAGCCGCGTGATCTTCTTCGATCCGAACCAACAGGCCAAGACCGCGGGCGCCGGCGGGACGCAGACGCGCTCCGGTATTCCGGCGGTCGACTCGTTGCTGGCGCACTACACCCGGTTCTGGGCGTGATGGAGATCTCCGCCAATTTTGACCCAGGCGCCATTGAGCGCCACCTCGACAAGATCGAGCGTGAGATGGAGGAGCTTCGCGCGGCGCTACCGGTCGAATTCGCCGACTGGCAAGAAAACGATATGAACCGCAAGAAGGCGCAGACCCGCACGCTCGACGTCGAGCGCCCAACCTCCAACTTCACCCGCGCCTCCACCTTCATCATGCCGACGTCCCGCGTCCGGGTGAAAAAGCGCCGGCGCGTCATCCGCCGGCTCAAGAGGGCCGGCCAGCACGAGCGCATCATTCGCTCTAACCGGCCGGTGCTTCGCCGCGAGCTTATCGAGCGCTTTCACGCGCGCTTCCGCGACCTTCTCGACCGCAGTTTCTAACCCTCGCAAATCGACAGGAGGCTCCAATCGGCCTCGATATGTCAGTCTTGGTCAAGCTGCCGATCATGGACGTATTCGGGCGCCCGATCGACGTGACCCCCAGCGCCTCGCAGCCGGGCGCGGCAAGCTATCGCGCGCGGGGCTATCTCGGCACCGGCCCTTGGAACATCAGCGCCGAGGACAGTTCGGTCATCTCGGACCAAACGACCTTCCTCGACGTGCGCGATATCGAGTTCGCCGTCGTGCCGCAGCAAGGCGACCGGATCGATATTCCGCCTGACGGCACGGTGCCGGCGGCCGGAATGTTCGAAGTGGTTGACGGCTCTAGCGACGGCGGCGGCCTGACCACGCTGACCATCCGCAAGTTCGAAGACGCCAGGCCGGAACTCACGCCATGAACATGCGCGCGGTGATCGAGACCCAGAGCTACGCCTGGGCGTTGCGCGAGGCCTTCCTGGGGGCGGCGCTCAGGCATCCGTTCTTCGCCAATTTCAAGGTCAGGCGGACCAGGGAATTGCCGATCCAGAGCAAAGACATTCCGACGCTCGGCTCCTACCTGGTCGATGAGCAGAGCATGCCTGACG